CGGATGGCGTAGCGAGGATCCCGGTAAGCGAGATCGCGGCCTACTGCGATCTGGTGAAAATCCATGATCTGGAGGAGCGGGTGGATATGCTCCGCTGGATCCTGACCATCGAGAACGCGGCGCGGGAAGACTGATGGCTGAAAGCCGGCTAAATGTGATCATTGACCCGAAGGGCGCCAGAACCGGCGCCTCGGAGGTCAATCGCGCTCTCGGATCCATGCGATCCAATGCCTCCCGCGCGCTCAACGCCATGCGCTCAGGCTTCTCGAAGCTGCGCAGCGTACTGTTCAATTTCAAGACCCTGATCGCCGGCATCGGCGGCGGCCTGCTCATCAAGTCGTTTATCGACGCGGCTGCGACGACCGAGCAGTTCCAGGTGCGCCTGCAGGTGTTGCTCGGCTCGATGAAGGAAGGCAAGGCCCTGTTCAGGGACATGGCCGATTTTGCCTCACGCGTCCCGTTCGAGTTCGAGAACATCATGGAGGCCGCAACGTCCCTGGCCGGAGTTCTCGAAGGCGGGCGCAAGGAGATCGCCAGGTACATGCCGCTGATCGGCGATCTGGCCGCCGCCTCCGGGCTCGACATCAAGACCGTGACCGAGCAGGTGATCCGTATGTTCTCGGCAGGCGCAGGAGCTGCCGATCTGTTCCGTGAGCGCGGCATTCTGGCCATGCTTGGCTTCCAGTCCGGGGTGTCCTACACAGCCGAGGAAACCAAGAAGATCCTGATCCAGGCCTGGGAGGAGCCGGCATCGAAGTTCCGCGGCGCGACCGACCTGCTCGCCAAGACGTGGGCCGGCGGTATGTCCATGCTCAAGGACAAGTGGTTTGCCTTCCGTAATGACATCATGGAGGGCGGCCTGTTTAACTACCTGAAGGCGCTCACCGGCGTGATCAACAAGGAGCTCGTCGGCGCCATGGGCAATTCCAAGGAAGCCGGAAAGAAGCTGGCGACCACGCTGATCAATGGCTTCGAGAACGTGACCATCGCCGCTGCCGGCGCCGTTGACAAGATCGAAGGCATGTTTTCCGGGATCACTGGAATCATTGAGAAGACCGAGAATTTCTTTACCGCCTGGAGTGGTGGCGGCGAGCTCATCGGGGCGGCCATTGCAGAAATACAGAATGGGGCGCTCAAGCTGTCCGACGTTCTGGCAATGACCCCGGAGGAGTTGGGGAAGGCGCTCGCCGACCTCAACGTCAAGATCGACGGATATGACGCGGCCATCGGCAAGCTATCCCCGCGCCAGATCGCATGGCAAAAGAAATTGCAGGAAATTCGCAAGGAGTTCAAAGAGTTACAGAATGGGCTTGATGGCACGAGCAGCAAGGTCGAGACCTTCCGCAAGGGGGCCGCAGAAGCCGCGGACAGCACCAAGACCTGGTCGCAGGCCATGCGCAAATTGAACAACGAGCTGTTCCAGCCCGAGATCCAGGAATCCAAGGCCTTCGACGACTACGCCAACAAGCTGAACATGCTCGCGCAAATGTACGGCACGACTTCAGAGAAATATCAGGAGGCCGTGGATCGCCTGACAGAGAAATACCTGCAGCTCGAGAACGTGGCTTCCGGCTCGACCGCAAGAGCCAAGGCCGAGATCGGCGATATGCGCGACGTGTTCGTCGAAAAGATGGATGACATGGAAATGGCTGTGCGCGGCTGGGGCAACGATTTTACCAACAAGCTGACCGATGTCGTCATGATCGGCAAGGCGAATTTCTCCGATCTCGCCAACAGCATCATCCGCGACATGATCCGCATGTATATCCAGGCGCAGATCACGTTGCCGCTGATGAAGGCGATCAGCGCCTATGCCGGAACCGCTGGCACAGCCTTCCGCTACGACACCAACATGGGTTCGCAGCAGACACAGATGCTGGCGCAACAGGATGCCGGGCTCTATCACGGCGGTGGCATAGTCGGTTCTGATTCGCCGGCCTCGCGCCGCTTGTTCCCGGCCGGCCTGTTTGCCTCGGCGCAGCGGTTCCACAGCGGCCTGTTGCCAAACGAGTTCCCGGCGGTGCTGCAAAAGGGCGAAGCCGTGCTGACCCCAGGGCAGCTCCGCGCCGTGGCCGGTGCCGGCAAAACCAATGTCACGATCAACGTCATCGAGGGCCGTGGGACACAAGTCGAGGTCCAGCAGGGCCAGGACGAAAACGGCGATCTCACCATCGACATCATTACCGAGAGCATTGAGGCAAGGATGGGCCGCAATATCCAGCGCGGCGACGGTCTGGCGCCGGTGCTGGAATCCACCTATAACCTGAACCGTGGACAGAGGGCGCTGCGCTGATGGCTGATTATCCGTCCACTCTGCCGCCACCGCAAAAACCGGGATACGGGATCGCTCCGAATGCGGCGTTCCGGCGCACCAACATGGAGGCAGGGCCTGCGCGCCAGCGGCAGTTCTACACACAGCCGACGCACGGATATAAATTTGTCGCGCAATACACGGACGCAGAGTTCGATATTTTCCAGAAGTGGTATCGAGACAACAACGAGGGCTCGATCTGGTTCAATATCACGCTCATCAATGGGGCCGGCGTGGTGTCGCATGAAGCGCGATTCACGCAGCCGTATCAGGCCAATTTGATCGGCCACGACTTGTGGCATGTGCAAATGAACCTCGAGGTCAGAAATGTCCCTTACACACCCTGATATACACACACACCGGCATGAGGGCGGAATGATGCCAGAGCGAGTCACGACCTGGATCGAGCTGTTTTTTATTGCATTGATGCTCGCGGCTGGCGGATTGGGCGGCGTCAGCGGTGCGGCCTATGCGGCACTCAAGGGGCGCAAGATTGGGCCGTGGCTGGTGGCGGCCTATTTCATGATCGGGCTGTTGTTCTCTGCGGCATTCTATGTTCTTGAGGGTCGTCTATTCACAATCACCATGCGCAACGATATGGACATGCTCGCCACCGGGATTCTGGTCGGTTTCACCGGGGCGATCATGCTGTCCTTCACTAAGCTGTCGGCGCGATTCATCCTGCGCCAGTTCGGTTTTGATGTGAAGGTCGAGGTTACACGCATCGACAAGAGCAAGCGCGATGGATGAACGATTGTCAGAGAATTTCTACCTGTCCGAGTTCCAGGTTTCGGAGGTCGCGGCGCGGCGCGGGATCGATATGTCAATCCCTGTCGGATCGCCAGTGTATTACAACATCAAGCGGCTGGTGAGCGAGGTTTTGCAGCCGGCCCGCGACGCCGTCGGGCTGCCATTCGTGATCACGTCAGGGTATCGGCCTCAGAAGCTCAATCGGATCATCGGTGGGGCCACGACGAGCCAGCACACGGTCGGCGAAGCGGCGGATATTGTCGTTCCTGGGCTATCGCCGTATGAGGTTTGCCGAGCCATCGTCGACGCCGGTATCCCGTTTGACCAGCTCATCCATGAGTTCGGGCGCTGGACTCATGTTTCAACCAGGCGAATCGGCGCGCGGCCTCGAGGCCAGACGCTGACGAGCATGAAGCGGCGCACTCTTGGGATCCGGCGTACAATTTATGTTCCTGGCATTCAGGAGGTGACAGCATGACAGAATACATATCCCCGCAGGAAATCGTGGCGCTCATCGTCATGCTAGGTATCACGCTCGGCTCCACCGAGCTGCTCAAACGCCTGATGCGCCGCGCCGGCCCAGGCCTATGGCATGACAGCTGGCCACCGCGCGCCGTGGCCGTGGCCATCGGCACATTCACCGGCGTCGGCGTCTGGCCGCTGGATAGCCAGGTCGATCCGCTGTTTGCCGGCCTGTTCGTCGGCCTCACGGCGCCCACACTCTACCGGGTCGGCGTAGCCATCATCGCCCGCCGCTATCCCGGCGTGGCAGCGGCCATCACTGGCAAGCAGGACCTTGGGGGCGACAATGCTGGGCCGTATTAAAAACTACCTGGCCGCAGGCCTGGCCGTACTGGCCGCCGTGCTGTTCGCGCTGCTCAAGGGCGCCCAGGCCGCCCGCGCCCGCGACCATGCCGCGCAGGCCGAAGCCTCGCGCAAGCAGCAGGGCCGGCTGGCTCGCGCCTACGCTGATGGCGAGGCAGAATTCAAGCGGAGGATCGACCATGCGAAAGCCACTCGGGCTCTTCGCGGCCGCTTTACTCGCCAGTAGCTGCTGCACACAACCGACTGGCCAGGCAACGATCCCGGTGCCGCCGCGCCCGGCGCTGCCGACCCTGACGCCGGAACAGGACGCCGCTATCCCGGATCCGATCTACGAGATCCTGGACGAACGCGAGGAGACGCTACAGGCACACATCGACAGACTGATCGGGCTCATCAAGGCCCATAACGAGGAGAGCGACAAATGACCGAGCAAGCCGAACCCAAGAAACTGAAGGAGTACCGCGAGATCGTGTGTTCCGATCCCGGCAAGGACGGCAAGGTGACGTGGACCGTCCGCTGGTATCTGGACGACGGCGGCAAATACCGAATCCACGAGCAGACCGGCATTGCCGGCAGCAAGGCAGAGGCCCTCGCCGCCGGCCGGCTCATCGACAAGCCTGCGCAATAGGAGGATATAGTTATGGTATGGGCATTTGACGACACGCTGCGCAACAACCGACTCGACCAAATCACGGCCGATATCGACGCCGGTGGCGCAGCAGGGTTCATCCGTCTGTACGACGGCACGCAGCCTGCGAAGGGCGGTGCTGCAACCACGTTGCTCGCCGAGGGGACGCTTTCCTATCCATCCTTTCCGGCGGCATCCGGTGGATCGATGAGCGCTAACTCCATCACCGGCGATTCCAGCGCCAACGCAACTGGCACGGCTACCTGGTGCCGTATCGTGGACAGTACCGGCGCTTTTGTAATGGATGGTACTGTTGGGCTTGTTGGTTCCGGTGCCGACGCCGAGATCGACAACACGTCCATCGTCGCCGGCCAGCAGGTGAATTTCAATTCGTTCACGCTGACAGAAGGCAACGTCTAATGATGGCGGTCAACAAATCCAGCAAAAATTGATTTGCAATGGCCTCTATCACATCAGCCGCGTCCGGTAACTGGTCGTCCACCGCAACATGGGTGGGCGGCGTGGTGCCGGGCGCGGGTGATGATGTCACTATTGATGCCGGACACACTGTTACTGTAGACACTGCAACAACCGTTGGTGTAAGTGGTGCTGCCGGGACAGTTGCAATTCAAATCCTGAGCGGAGCTGGCGGTCTAACAATTAACGCTGCTCTTGAGATTCGTGGCGATTTGATATTCGAGCGCGGCACCACACTTGATCAGAACGCGGATATTACCATTCGCGGCGCGTCAGGCGTCGAATACCAGATCCAAGCCTCTACAACTGGCACCGGAACCGCCACATGGAACGCCGGGGTATCCGGCCCGGTTGCGGTGCGCTCAGACTTCACGGATGGCGGTCTGCCGGGTTATATCCAGATGATGCTGGGAGGTCTTGCCTATGTAGAGGTCAACTGGCAAGACATGAGTCTTTACGACACCGGATCCAGCTCTCGCGAGGCATTGCGATGGGTTGACTGGGATTACAATAATTTCGTTTGGCTGGGAGGCATGGCCATCCGCTGCGGACAGCTGTATTTCCCGCTCGCCAGGACTTCGTCAAACTGGCAGATCGAGAATGTCGATATCCGCGACCCGGCAAATACCGCGTTCATCAACGCTTCGTGGAGCGGAACACCTACCGGCACACGACGCGTCCAGAACTGTACGGCATACGATTCGTCTGGCCGACAAATGCAGCTTCAGATATACGGCCCTGATCCGGTTTACAACAATAATGTTTTTGTCGATGTGAACTGTCAGACCACGACGGTCACAGGCAAGCAGTTCACATATAACTTTTTTGTTTTTCAGCTGTCCACCGGGACGCTTAGCATTGCGGGTGATTCAAACGCGCTGGTCGATAATAATGTCTTTTATGCACATGCTGATAATCCACACCATGTCTCGGAGTCGTCGTCTGCATCATTATCCATCAACAATTATACGAATAATATATTCGATGGCGATGGGTATGTAGGATCGGATTTTGGTGACTGCATCATTCCGACGGGTGAGGTGTCGGTACGCAACAACATCAACATCAATGATGCCGGCACATTGGTTGCGTTGCTCAATACAGCGGCGATTGCAGATATTGAAAATAACACGGTTGATGGTTCCCAATGGGTAAATGTCGGGGAGTCAGCAGGTGCGGCGACACAACTGCGGAATGTTCGCAGTAATTTATTTACCAATGAATTAAGGGGACTGCGCCAAGATACGGCATTCGTTACACAAACGGCATTTGCTCTGAATAACAACGGCTTCTGGAATATGACAGACGCCACTAACCTGGATAATGGAGGGAATAATAGTTATCTCGGCGCAGAGACTTATGCTGCTTGGAGCTCTTCCGCCACTTATCCAAGCACTGGGTTTGGCGATGCAGACGTTTATGCTGATCCGGGATACCAAGATGGAACACGCACTCTGGCAACATGGGATGCCGCGAACGGAGGCGCTGGAACAATCACGAGTGTGATCGCTGAGATCGTCAAACTGAACGGGCGCGACACTGCTGGAAATTCGGCTACCTTCAACTCGAACTATTCGATATCCAGCGCACAAACATACATCAGGTATGGATACACCCCGACCAACTCGGCCTTGGCGGGGGCGGGATATGGGGGGAGCGATATTGGGGCGTTAGCGGTTCAAACGGCATCTGCAGCAAACGTATCAATTGACTCGACGCTTGATGATGTCGGCGGCCAGATTGCGGCAACGATTCAAGCTAATGCGTCCGTTAATTCAACGCTTGATGGCGCTACCGGCCAGGTACAGGCATCCGTTCAGGCAGACGCCTCTATCAATTCCACACTCGGTGGTGCTGCCGGCACAATAGCCGCATCGGTTATCGTCGCCGCATCCATCGCCGCAACACTGGGCGGCGTTTCCGGGCAGGTCAACGCCTCGGCACCGGCTGCGGCAACCATCGCGGCCACGCTGGAAGGTGCGCAGGGCCAGGTGGCAGCCACAGCGCCAGCCGCAGCCGATATTTCTGCCCAGTTGGCCGGGGCATCCGGTCAGGTCCAGGCCACGGCGCCAGCCGCCGCGAGCGTCGCATCGCAGCTCGCCGGGGCTTCCGGCACGCTGAACATTACGACTTCTAGCGATCACAACGTCACCATTTCGGCGACGACGGAAGACGCGTCCGGGCAGGTGTCCGCGGCAGTCATTGCCGCAGCATCCATCAGCGCCACAATCGAGGATGCAGCCGGAACAGTCTCGGTCACGGCCCCGGCGGCTGCCACGATTGCTGCCCAGGTCGAGGACGTCGCCGGCACACTGTCAGTCAGCTCGTCGTTCAATGTCAGCATCTCGGCGACGCTGGAAGGTGTGGCGGGACAGGCGACAGCCGCGGTTCCGGTGGTTGCGTCAATTTCCTCGACGCTGGAAGATGCTGCAGGATCCGTCTCCGTGTCGATCCCGGTGGCGGCGGTATATACTACAGAGCAGATCACCATCACGGCGGAATACCGGACTGCCAAGATACCGGCAGAGCGCCGGACCATCAAAATCTGAGGTGAAACATGGCGCAAACAAAATGGCGGGAGGGGCTGGTCTACGAACTGGATCCCGATGATGCGATCCTGGTGGAGTTCGACTGGTCGGACTGGCTGGCCGAGGTCGGCGGAGACACTATTGCCGACGCCATCGAAACCGCCGCTACACCGCTGCGCGCCACCGGCGAGAGCATCGTTGGCGGTACGGCTGTGCGCTATCTGCTCGACTGGTCTGCGGCCCCAACCGAAGGCAATCTCTACGCCTTCTCGGTCCAGATCGTCACCGCCGGCAACCAGAAAAAGACTCGGTCGATCAATATCAAGGCGGTCAGCGGCTAATGGCAAACGACCGGCTCTCACAAGCACTGAAGGAAGCCTACGCTGCAGCCCCGGCAGGCGAGGTGGCGCTCAATACCATCGAAATCTGGCATCCTTCATTCACGACGCCAATCCGTGTTGTCAATGATTACAACGACTTAACGGCCAGAATCGAGGCCACGGCGCCACGCGACGCCTCGACGGATCAGCTATTCGTGAGCTACCCGTTCCGATTCCAGCCGCCGCCACAAGCCGAGCGTGGCCTCCCGGAGGCCATTCTCGAGATCGACAACGTCACCCGAGAGATCACCGGCTACCTCGAAGATGCGGTGATGGACCCGCAGCCCATTGAGGTGATCTGGCGTCCCTATCTGTCCACCGCGCCATTGTCAGGCCCGCAAATGGACCCGCCGCTACTGCTGCACATGACCGACATTACGGTCGATGCGTTCCGCATTCAGGGGCGGTGCACGTTCGCCAATTTCACGCAACGGTCGTTTCCGTCCGAGCTTTACAAGATCGACGATTTCCCTGGGCTGATGCAATGATCTCGCTCACCAACAAAGGCGACCGGCGTCCAGGTACCTGGTACAAGATCCGCGTCGGCGGCGACTGGGGGGCGAATATCTTTTGCCCGTCATGCGGCGGCGGTGGGCATGTCGGACCGGATAATGGCTATCAGATTGGTCGAGACCCAGGCGGGCGGCCAGGATTTGTCACACCAACGTGGACGTGCACCTGCGGCCAGTCTGGTGATCTCATGTTGGCGGGATGGCGATGAGTCATTGGGCAGAGCAATACATCGGGATCCCCTGGCAGGCCGGAGGCCGCGGGCCGGATGCCTATGACTGCTGGGGGCTGCTGCTGCATGTCATGCGCCGACATTACGGGCGCAGCATCCAGGATTGCAATGTTTCCGAAATCGAGGCCGGAGAGCTGCGCCGCCTGGCCGGCGAATGGCGTCCGGTCGATGCTCCGCGCGATGGCGACGGAGTCAAGATGGGGTCTGCCGAGCGGCTGCACGTCGGCGTCTATGTCAACCAGAACGGCGGGGCCGTGCTGCATTGCGCAGAACGGTATGGCGTCATCCTGACGCAAGTTTCGGCCTTGCGGTCGATGGGCTTCTCGCCTGTCACTTATTACCGTTGGCAAGGGCTATGACCGCAAACGTCATCCAGATTGCCGATCCGTTCCGGCCCACGCTTGGCCGGATCATCAATCCGGTGGACGAGCCGATGACCGTCCGCGAATGGATGGTGGACAACGATTTCGACCCGGATTGCGCGCCGACCATTTGCTTGTTCAATGGCGATCCCCTGCTGCGCGCCGAATGGGAGACGACCACAATCCAGGACGACGACGTCGTCCAGCTCATCCGCCTGCCACAAGGCGGCGGGCAGGGCTCGAACCCGATGCGCGTGGTTCTGATGGTCGCGGTGATGGTTGCGGCCTACTATACCGGAGGCGCGGCGGCTGCAGCCTATGGATCGGCGGCAGGATATGCTGCCCAGGCCGCCGTCATCATCGTCGGCACCATGATGGTCAATGCGATGATCCCGCCGCCGTCCGCAAAGCCGCAGGAGGACTCGAGCACCTTCAATGCCAGCCCGACCTATTCGCTGATCGCCAGGGCCAACCGCAACCGGATCAATTCGCCCATCCCGGTACTCTATGGCCGGCATGTCATTTACCCTGACTATGCCGCCCAGCCGTACACGGAATACAACAACAACGATCAATACCTGTTCGCGCTGTTCTGCCTCGGCCATGGCGAATATGATGTCGAAGCTATCCGCATCGACGACACCGCAGCCGCCGACAAGAGCGGCGGATCGCTGGCGCCGACTGGCAATTTCGAGGGTTTCGAGTATGAGCTGATCGACGATGGCAGCGCCCCGAGTCTATTCCCGAGCATTGTCAACAACTCAATCGAGGTGACCGGACAGGAGCTGGATTATCAGCCTGGTGGGTCGTCGGTTATCATCGGACCATTCGTCGCCAGTCCGGCAGGTTCGACTGTCAACTACATCGGCGTGGATATCGTCCTGCCGCGCGGCCTCGGCTATTACAACGACGATGGCACGAAGTCATCGCGCAGCCTGACGGTTCTTTTCGAGGCGCGGCAAATCGACGATGCCGGCGCGCCGATTGGATCGTTCTTCGCGCTCGGCACGGAGACCATCACCGCCTCATCCTTTTCGCCGATCCGCCGATCCTTCCGGTATGCCGTGACCAGCGCGCGCTATGAGGTCCGCGCCAGCCGCACGACGGTCAAGGAATCATCGGATCGCTATGCCGGATCTGTCTTCTGGACCGCCATGCGCGGCTACCAGCCTGAGACCAAGATCTACCCAGGCAAAACCATCATGGCTGTGCGGATCAAGGCCTCCAATCAGCTCAACGGCGATGCCTCGCGGCGCTTTAACGTCATCATGACCCGCAAGCTGAAGTCCTGGACCAGCGGCGCCGGCTGGTCGAGCCTGGCGCAGCCGACGCGCTCCCCGGCCTGGGCGCTGGCGGACATGCTCAAGGCCAGCTATGGTGGCGAGCTGACCGATTCCTTCATCGACCTGGCCACGCTCGAGTCCCTGGATGCCACTTGGAGCAGCCGCGGCGACTATTTCGATGGGGTGTTCGACTCCGAGACCGGCCTGTGGGATGCCGTCACGCAGGTGGCCAGGGTCGGGCGGGCCATGCCCATACTGCAGGCCGGGATCGTGTCTTTCGTCCGGGATGCGGCCCAGTCTGCCGTGACCGCCGTCTATACCCTGCGCAATATCGTGCGCGGGACATTTTCGCTGCAATACTTGATGCCGTCGGTGGACAATGCCGACTCGGTTGTCGTGACCTACGTCGATGAGACGACATGGCGACCGGCCGATGTGACAGCGGCCCTGCCGTCGTCGTCTGCCGCCAAACCGGCCAAGGTGCGCCTGTTCGGCGTCACCAGCCGCGATCAGGCCTGGCGCGAAGGCATGTACATGGCCGCATCGAACTACTACCGGCGCCGGCTGTGCAAGTTCCGCACGGAGCTGGAAGGGTACATCCCGACGCCAGGCGATCTGATCCTGATCTCGCACGACATGCCGGCCTGGGGGCAGTCTGGCGAGATCGTCAGCCACAGCTACGATGCCGGCGCCGATGTAACCACGTTGGTCACCAACGAGCCGCTGACCTACACCACCGGCCAGAACCACTTTATCGCCCTGCGCCGGCGTGACGGCTCGATGTCCGGCCCGTGGCAGGTCACCCAGGGCGCGGACGCCTATACCGTGACCATCGCCGGCGCGCTGGACTTCACGCCATACACCGGCAGCTCGGAGGAGCGCACCCATTACGCCTTCGGCTATGGGGAAACCTACGGCCTCAAAGCCAAGGTGATCGAGGTCCGCCCGCGCGGAGCCACGCAGGTCGAGATCACGGCGGTCGGCGAGGCCGATGCCGTTCACACGGCCGAGAACGGCCAGACCCCGGCCCCGCCGTCGCCGTCACAGCTACCCGGCCAGGTTACGGCGCCAGTCGTCACCGGGCTGGATGTCTCCCAGACCGGCACCCGCCGGCGGCCGGTGCTCATCGTGTCCTGGGACGCGAGCCCGTATGCCGATCACTACTATGTCGAGTTTTCCAACGATGGCGTCAACTGGGACCGGGTCGGCGAGCCCAGCGCGGCCCCGTTCCGGTTCTACGCCGATCCGGGGACGGGGTATGTCCGGGTGGCAGCAGTGGGCATCGTGCGCGGGCCGTGGGCGCAGTGGACCGGGCAGGTCGCCGGCGACACGACGCCGCCGAACGATGTGGTCAATTTCAACTGGTCGATCTGGCAGTACAACATCAACCTCACCTGGGACGCGGTCACGTCGATTTCGAGGAATACGAGATCCGCATGGGTGGCACGTCCTGGGCGGATGCGGCCTTCCTGGCGACTACCAAGGCGACCAACTGGACCTATCAGAACCTGCCGGCCGGCTCGACGACATTTCGGATCAAGGCAATCGACGAGAACGGCAACGAGTCAGTCAACGAAGCGACCACCGTTGCCACCATCGCCGCCCCGTCCGCCCCGTCCGTCGTCGCCGAGGTCATCGATAATAACGTCCTGCTGCGGTGGACCGAATCCAACGGCACGCTGCCCATCGACTTCTACGAGATCCGCCGCGGGGCGAGCTGGGATACCGCCGAGGTCGTCGGCACCAAGGCTGGGCTGTTTACGGTCCTGTTCGAGACGCAGTCGGCATCCTATACCTATTGGGTGGCTGCTATCGACCGCGCCGGCAACTACGGTCAGCCGGCCAGCGTCACCACCACCGTCAACCAGCCGTCCGATTATGTCCTGAACGCGAACTATCTGGCCACCTGGAACGGGGCCATGCACAATGCGGCACCGCAGGATTTTCGGATGTTCTACAAGGCCTTCGAGACCGGCGAGTTCGCGGACTGGGCGGTGCCGGCCGGCGACGCGCTCACCCAGGACGCCGATACCGATATTGGCGCCTACGCAGGCCTTGTCGTATCCACGCAGACCGCGCCAGCCTCGAGTGGCACGACGGGTACGGTTCATGCCACCATCGACAACAACCTGGCCATCGATACCTTTTCAGGGCAGACGGTTGTCGTCCGGGTTCGGGCCAAGACCCCAGCCACTGGTGCGGCGGCGGCCTTTGCGGTCGCCTATTCGACAAACGGCAGCGGCGATTCTGGCTGGCAGTCGTTCACCCCAACATCGCAATGGGAATGGTACGAGTTCGAGTACGCCGTGCCAGCCGGCACCACCGGGCCGGATTACATCGGGATCTGGGGGGACACCGCCGGCGGAGGAAATGGTGTGCTGATCAATGCCGTGCGGGTGCACGTCAAGGGGTCGGTTCCCGACAAGGTCGTCGCGCCGCTGGATCGGATCGAGACCTACGACGGGCATTTCTCGTCCCGGTCCTGGACGACGCCACAGGCGCAGATTGACGCCGGCTATCCGATCCTCATCGAGCCGACCAAGACGGCCGCCGTGCTCGAGGAGTTGATCGACTACGGGACGGTGCTCAACTCATCCCTGATTACGGTGGAATATGACACCGCCAAGATCGGCAACAACACCATCACCACCACGATTTCGACCCGCCGGAATCCGACCGATGCCTGGTCCGACATTGTCGGCACGCGAGTTTTTGCCACGGATTTTCAATACGTTAAAGTCAAAATCGAGATCGCCGGCACAGACACCGAAACGATCACCTTCAATGATGTCAACATCCGTCTAGACTCGAAGCTGATCAACGACGCCGGCGCCGGCACAGCGAACGCCTCGGATACCTCGGGGACAACCGTCAATTTTAACGTGGCCTTCGTCGATGTCGAATCCATCACCGTGACCCCGGAGGGCACCACGCCGATCATCCCCGTGATAGACTTCGTGGACGCACCCTATCCGACGTCGTTTGCCGTCTATCTGTTCGACGAAACCGGCGCCAGGGTATCCGCCAATTTCCGATGGGCCGCCAGAGGGTACTAGCATGGATTGGAACGAACCGCAGCTCACCACCGCCTACGCGCAATTTCTCACCGATCTGAAAAACCGCGACGTCGAAGCGGCGCAACTGTTCGATGGCGTGACCGTCACCAATCCGGTGACCGGCATGAAGCGGTGGAATGCCGGTGGCGCCAAGTTCGAGGAATATGACGGCTCGGCGTGGGTCGATCTGGTGGCCACCTATCAGATCAACGTCGCCAGCGCCGATCAGGCCACGAACGCGACCAATGCCACGAACGCCACGAACGCGACTAATGCCACGAACGCCGACAATGCCGCATTGCTTGACAACCTGGACAGCACGCAATTTCTGCGCAGCGATGTTACGGACTACTTTTCACAGCTCATCAGTCAACGCACAAGCGGAACACATCTGCAAATCGAAAACACCACGGCAAATACCCGGCTCGCGCTTAGTTCTGATACTACTGGAAAGTTCTACCTGCAGCCATACGATGATGGGTCATGGCAGCCTGGCCGAGAGTTCGGATACGACCCGGCATTGAATGGCTGGTTCTGCGAGGCAGCGCTGCAGGTACAAGGCGGCAACGTCCTCACTACACTATCGGCTATCGACGCCGATACTCTACAGGGGCAGGCCGGAGCTTATTATTTAAATAGGGCCAACCACACTGGCACGCAAGTTATGGCAACAATTAGCGATGCTGGTAATTTAGCAACAAAGGACGAGGTATCTTTTAATGAAGTAACTGTTACCGTTTCGGCAGGATCAACATATCTGGTTGCGTCATCTGATTCTGAGGTAACGAATTCATCTGGCGTTTATCAAAAAGTAAAAGAGATTATTGTTCCTTTTGGCGGGTCATTCAATGTAACATATCAAGCAAGAACAAGCGGAGCTGGCGGGATTCTTAGTAATGTATATGTGAATGACGTCGAGGCAGGAACAACAAGAAATGTAACAAGCACGGCTTATGTGGAATATACTGAAACAGTAACCGTAAACAAGGGCGATAGAATCCAGTTATATATTAATGATCAAGCAGCATCGACGGCGTATGCTAGAAACTTTAGATTAAATGTTTCTGGCCCATCCCTAGCTTTTGGAATTTGGTCAGCATAAATAGTCATGAAAAGAGCAAGCTATTATATCGCCTGGTTTTTTATTTATGTCTTCGCCAGCTTGATCGGCAAGCTGTGGATTTTTGCCGTGATTCCATTCCGCGCGCAGGCCAGGAACGTCGTCTACAACTACACTCTGCAGAACGGGATCCGGCTCAAACGTCTCAGCGAGAGATTCCCTTCTGAAACAGAGTCAGGCTGGCGGCTCAAAGACGTGCACGGCGTTGCCCCGCTGCAAGGTGAAATCAGGCGCCGCAAGGTGTCCAGGCTGAAATATCTACTGACCGTCTGGCTCGTCTGGGGATGGCTGGATGATGACTCCAATCATGATACCACCGATCTCGGACACGTCAGATCGGTCAATGCCGGGGAGCAATTCGCTTGGGAAGCCTGGCTCATCCGGCCATGGCTTCGCCGTTATGATATCCCGGACAATGTGGCCTTTGGCAATGCTTTCGATCTTGGCGATGTGCGCGCCGAGCATCCGTACTATCATTGGGTGCCGACGTTCATTTGGAACACGCGCAATACGGCGATGAATTTCAAATATCTGCTGCTGGATTACTAGGAGACGACCATGACCCCAGAACAAGCCACCAATGCGATCAAACTCATCGAGCGCGCCGATATCAAGGTATCCGAGATTCCGCTGGTCATGCCGATCATGCAGGCGCTGGCCGCCATCGAGGCCGGCAAGATGATCGTCTCGCCGGTGGACGATAGCGCAGTAGAGTCAGTCGTCGAAATCGCGCAGAGCGCAACGGCTGTCGATCAGGATGCGCGGCGCGCGTAGCTCGTATTCAGCTCGCGCACCTTCTTCTGCAGCATCCGCTCGACTTCGCGCCGCGGTCCGCAGGAGAAGCCGATCACGTCGTCGCGCGCGCGAGGGGCGGCAATCACCCACCGCCACCACGCGCCTTTCTTGCAGCCACTCGCCGGCGGATCCGCCGGCTCCAGTTCATCGACGAAGTACCGGATCTTGATTTTCGATGTCATGGAAGTGGATCCCTGTTTTTGTGATTTTGCTGTTTGGGCGATCTGCCAGGCGCTCGCGCACCCAGGCATAGACGTCGGCGAAAGTCGCCTCGTTCGGAAACGTGCGCGCCAGCGTCATGCGAGATACCGGCACGCGCGCCCAACCGAAAAACGGCACCACCTTGTAGGCCGTGACCTCAATCGTTATCGTGGCTGCCATGCTCAGACCTCCACGCCGTAATCTGGCGGCAGGAAGTCGTCGATATTGACCGGCTCTTGCGGCTGATCATCATCGGCAGGAGGCTGTGGTTCGTCTGGCGGCGCGGTCTTCTTCGCGGCCTTCTTCTTTGCCTTGCGCGCCACCTTCTCGGCCACCTTGTCGGTCTTCGTCTCCGGCTCTGGCGTCGCCTCTGGCACCTCTGTGTGCTCAAATACCCCCTCCAGCACTTCGCGCGCATTCTGCTCGCCGCGGTCGGCAAGCTCGTCGAGATAGACGCCCTGCTGCAGTTCAGGGCATTGCGGCAGATAGCGCGCCAGCACCCGGATCGGTGTCTTGCGGATCATGGCTTCCTGGTTGGTATTCCATGGGCTGCCCGAGCTCTCGGCGGATTTGCTCTGCGCCCTGTGGGCCATGATTTCCCGCCATGGCAGCACCTCGAATTGGTGACCGCCATTGCGTAGCGTGGCCACGGCATAGGCGGCGATCACGCGGCCAGGGTCGTCTGCCGTGGATGGGACATGGCGCAGAAATTCATTGGTTCCATACTGATACTCGAAAACATCAGCCTCCCGGACCTCGTGCGCCTCAATCTTGATGACATGGCCGGAGCGCATAGCGAGATTGATCAGGCCCTTGTAGCCGGTGATCATCTGCACCTCAAGGCATTTCCGATAGCTGTTGTAAAAGGGGACGAGATAGGCCAGGCCGCGCCCGTCGATCTCCAGGCCGAGCTGGCTGGCCTGGACCACGGCGCCGATGAACGAGACCGGATCGGCCTCCATCAATTTCGGATTCCGGCGCATTTCGTTCAGGGCCAGGCGCGCGATCTTCTCGAAGGCGATCCCGGTCGGCAGCACGCTCTCTAGGCCCTTGCGGTTTTTCTCGAGAAGCTGGGCGACGGTGCGATAGTTCTGGTTGGCGATTTCGTTCATTTGCTGATCTCCGCTTTGAGGCGCATGACGCGCGTTTCTGTGGTTTTGGTGAATTTCTCGGCCACCTGCGGCAGGCGCTCACGGATGGCCGTCGTGTCGAGCCGTGACGACGTCTGCGGCCGCCAGGTCAACAGCGTCTTGCCGGTCTCGGGGTCGATCAGGTCCGTGGCGTCACGCATGAACGACCCGATCTCGGCCTTGATGCGGTCTTCCTCGATGCCGAGCGCCTTCATGCGCGCCTTCACGTGCCGCAACTGCTGGACCTTTTCGAGGGTGTCGGCATCCGCCATGACCGTCAGGCCCATCGACCCGCGCCAGACCTTCACGGCGTCTTCGTAGCGCACCGGGTTCGGCGGATCCTCGGTCTCGACGTGGTGCCAGAACTCGCGCGACAGATCGATGTAGTCTTCCGCGAGGCGCTCGTTGAGGCGGATCCGATAGGTCCGAAAATCCGACCCGCCAAGCAGGACGCCCATGTTCCAGATCTTTACGTCGTAGACGATCATGTAGTGGGTGCACTGCAGGATGTCAGATTCCAGCACCTCGTCCGACCCGGAGGGCCCGTATTCGCTGGCCCGGAAAATGCCGCGGTTCTTGATTTCCAGGCCCTCGTTTGCGCCGACCACCCAGCGGTCGATATTGCCGCGCAGCCAGGGGTATTTCTTCGACACCCGCGGCAGCCGTCGGCGCTGGATGGCGTGGCCGGTCTCGAAGGCCCAGGCCTCGGCGATTGGCGCCTCGAGCTGATTGCCCCAGTAGCGGGGATCTTCCGGGGTGATGGGTGGCTCAGGCTGCACGTCGCCGATCTTCTCGAGATAGACGTCCAGCTCGGTGCGGTAGGGATCCACGCCGGCGATGGCCGGGGCATCGGATCCACCGATCCCGGCCTGGCGCTCGCGGCGTTGTTCGTCTGTCAGCATGATGTGCTCCGTTTCGTTGTTTGATGTTAAACACTAGCATTGGATGAGACAAATATCTAGGCTTCTCCCATCCGGGTCATGGTCGCCACAGCCGTGCCGGCATCTCTGTCTTCCGAGATCAGGATCACCGTGGCGTACTTCGCTGCCGGGTATCGGCACTTCCAGTAGCGCACAACTTCCAGCACGAACCCGATCTGACCGACGGCCTGCCAGACCGGATGATTGTCGAGCTGCAGGCGGTCAATCATCAAAATCCGGCGCCCTGATGTCGTCGAGGATTTCGTGCGCCATTTCGGCCTCGACTTCCTCAAGGGAAGGGAGCGCGACGTATTCGCCTCCATCGTGGACACGGATCGCCAGGATCTCCACGCTCTCCTGCTCGTCAGGCTCGAGCTGCAGCCCGCCGCGCTCCCTGGCGCCCTTGTAGCCAGGGTAATAGACGAAATCCACCTCCGCCGGGTATTCCACGCCGGCGATCTCGATCTCGGTCTCGTGCGTGCTCTTGTTCATTTTTCTGCCTCTTTGTCGATGTCGATGACGATGTTCGGCTGGCCGCCGGTCCTGGCCCACTGGTTCACGGCGACTTGCCATTCGGCGGCCGGAATGTGGCGGTAGCCGGGGTTTTCGGCCAGGAACTGGCGCAAGCGCTTCAGGCTGCGAGAGAAGGCCACAGTCGGGCGATAGCGCGCATCCCAGCGGATGGCCCGGAAAATCATGATCCGGCCCTCTGGCCGTATTCTCCCTCGCGGTGGAGCATGTCCGAGAGCTGCTGCAGGAGATGGCGGTAGTGATTCTGGTCGCCGCATTCGGCCCAGGTCCGCGGCAAGTCGATGTCGCGGCTATCGCGCAAGGTCGCGGCGATCCGGTCGATGAGGCCGAGATTGTGGTCTACCAGCTCGTTAAAATAGGCGGTCGGGTTGCGGTTTGTTGCGTTGTCTGCTGTTCTCATTGTGCTGTCTCCGTTGTTTTTTGTTTCGTTCAATGCTACATTAGCATAACATCCAATCAAGTCAAGAGGTCAAGCCATGGAATTTTCCCGATTTTGGCGGTCCCTGGAGCCGGCCCAGAAAAAGGCCTTCTGCCAGCGCGCCGGCGTCCCCGAATCGCACATGCGATCCCATATCGTGACCAAGCAGAAGTATCAGACGATGCCACACCGGCCGCGCCTGCTGCGCCTGTGGCAGGCCACCGACGGCGACTGCACCCTGGCGGAGGTGGTCGAGCATTTCATTGGGCCGCTCGACAGGACGACGCCTACGCCAGAGCAGCAGCGCATCATCGACGGCGACCGAAAATAACGACAACACGGAGATCGTGATATGGCAAAGATCCGAACCATCAAGCCGGATTTCTATACCTCGGAGCAAGTGGCGGAATGCTCAATCCGGGCGCGCTACCTGTTCATCGGGCTGTGGGTCTTCTCGGACGACAGCGGTATCCATCCGGCCAGCCCGCGGCGCCTGAAGATGGAAATCTTCCCAGCCGACGACATCACCGCGGACGACATCGACATCGCCGTCACCGAGCTAATCGCGGCCGGCCTGCTTACCCCATACGAGGTAGACGGGACGAAATATCTGCAGGTGAACGGGTTCGATGAGCACCAGAAAATCACGCGGCCATATTACAAACACCCACTCCCAGACGGGACAATACCCGAATCCTGGCGAGACCAACAGCGAAAAAAGTACCATGATCAGCAATCAAGCACTGCCCAAGCACTGCCTGAGCACTGCTCGAACACAACCCAAGCAGGAGACGATCACTGCCCGAACGACAATGGAAATGGAAATGGAAATGGAAATGGAAATGGAAATGGAAAAAACCTTAAACCCCAGGTCCCCAGGCCTGTGGATAACTCTGTGGATAACTCGCCATCTGTGGATAACTCTGTGGATAACTTTTCAGGTGATGAAAACGACCAAGATCCGCGCCTGAATGCTGCCGCCTGGGAGGCCTGGGTAACCCACCGCGAGGAAGCAGACGGCAAACCGCTGGCCGTGGCCACGAAAGCCAAGCAGCGCGATTGGCTCATCACAGAGACCGGAGGCAATCATGAAAAACAGGCCGAAATCATCGAATACACCATCCGCCAGGGCTACAAAGGCCTCGCCTGCCCACGCTCGCATAGCAGGCGACGAGATCAGGGCTGGATGGCCTCACGGGAGGGGGTCGAGAAAAAAGCCGCTGAGATCGGCTTACAGGCCCGCAGAGGGGAAACGCATGAACAGTTGAAATCGCGGATCCTGCAGGTCATGGACCATGGCCGCGCGTAGGGCAAAAAAAAGCCCGCAAGGGATAGCGGGCGAAGGAGATCATGCAGACTATCGCAGAAACATCCGCGATGAGGCGGATCCTAGTCGCCGGTGGCGCGATTTGCAAGACTCGCAGGACTGGCTAGATATTCTCGCCATGTACGAGGCTGGCGAAATCGCCGATGACCGTGTCCGCTGTCTGGACTGCGCGAACATGGGCCCATATGCCTGCCGGGAAGGTCTCGGCTGGCATCGGACCATACTGCGCCGGTGCCGCAGATTTTCAAAGAAAGGGTAGATATTGCTGCATCGATTGCTATACTTGTGACACATCAAACGAGTCATGGGGGTGCGTCATGAATGCCGTAAAACGCAGGGAAGACTTTGATATTCTGGCAAAAATCATCCAGATCGCTGAGATGGCCTACATCGAAGGACTGAATCACGGTCTGGCGGATGCACGCGCGCAGCGTGTCGGCAAGCGGTCATTCTCCCGGACAGAGACTGCCAAGCGGGTATTACGCCTGCGCTAACATCAACCAACGGAGCAAAAACCAATGACCCAACCGGAGACCATCGCAGAAATCACCAAGACCGGCCAGGCCATCGCCGCCGAGGTTCGCGCCAATTCGGCGCCGATCATGGAATACGTCGAAAGCCTGGTCATCACCGAACCGCGCGACCTGGAAGTGGCCGGCGAGGCCCTGAAGCGCATCAAGAAGCGGATCAAGGCGGTCGAGGCCGAGCGCAAGAAGATGACCGATCCGCTGAACAAAGCCAAAACCGCAATCATGGATTTCTTCCGCGGGCCCATCGAGACCCTGAAGCAGGCCGAGGCCGGCCTCAAGGGCAAGATCGGCGCCTACACCGAGGAACGGGAGCGGATCCGGCTCGAGGCCGAGCGCAAGGCCAGAGAGGAAGCCGAAGCCGAACGCCGGCGCCTGCAGGCCGAGGCCGAGAAGGCCCGCCGAGAAGCCGAGGAGCTGGCAGCGAAGGACGCCAAGGCCGCCGAGGAAGCGCGGCTCAAGGCCGCCGAGACCGAGATGGCCGCCGACCTGGTCGAGACCAAGACCCCGGACGCTGCCCCGTCCGTCGATGGTCTGTCCAAGCGCGTGACCTGGCATTTCGAGATCACGGATCCGGCGCAGGTGCCGGACGAGTTCAAAACCATTGACGAGAAGCGTCTCGGCGAGGTGGCCAGGACCATGAAGGAACGCGCCAGCGTTCCAGGGGTGCGGTTCTTCTCGAAAACCTCCGTCGCCGTGCGCACGTGAGGTGACCCATGGAGCGCGGATACAACAAATGCACATTCGTTGGCCGGCTGGGCCGGGATCCAGAGATCCGGTACAGCCAGGAAGGCAAGCCGGTCGCCAAGCTGTCGCTGGGTGTCACCGACCGCAAGGACAACACGGAATGGATCCCGGTGGTCGCCTTCGACAAGATGGCCGACATTATCGGCCAGTATCTCGGCAAGGGATCGCGTGTCCTCATCGAAGGCCGATGGCGCACCCGCAAGTGGGAAGACAAGCACGGCGCGACACGATACATGACTGAATGCGTGGCCAGTGAAATGTTGATGCTCGGCGGGCAACCAGATCAGCGCCATGCCCAATCTGCACCGCAGGCGTCCGACGCCAGGCCGCCGCAGGAATCGCCGCCCGCATCAGATGCCGCCACGCCTGGCATGGGAGATTTCGACGATGACATTCCGTTTTGACGGCATAGCCATGGCGAAAATCGTCATGGCCTTTTTGTCTGGCATATCGCTGATCCTGATCACGTCCGGGATCTTCGATATCATCGTTTACGGGATTTACCTGATGTGGATCGTGCTGGCCATGCTGGCGGTTCTGGTGTTTATCCATATCGACGAACAATTACCGGGGGAAGACCATGCTGCACAACATCGAACAACTGAAGACGAAATGCGCCGCCGTCTCGCGCGAGATCGAAACCCTGATGGAGCTGGCAGGCAAGTATGAGCTGCCGGCTCTGGTCGAGCATCGCCTCGCCTCGCTGGATCAGCTCTGGAAGGAGCTCAATCACGACGTCCACCTGGATGACCTGATCGAGTTCACGCGCAATGCCGGCTGCTGAGCCGGTCATCCTGCGCCTGCCGTTTCCGCCATCCGTCAACGGTTATTGGGAGCGCGCATCGGCCTTCGGCAAAGGTGGACGGCGCGTTCCTGCGATGCGTATCGGCAAACGTGGACGCCAATACCGTACAGCGGTCATGGCCGCCGTCAATGCCGAAATGTTCCGCCGCCGGCTGCGCGGATTCGTCAACGATGAACGCCTGCGGATCGATATCGTTCTCTCCCCGCCAGACCGGCGCCGGCGCGACATCGACAACTACAACAAGGCGCTGTGGGATGCCCTTGTCCATGCCGGCCTGTTCGCCGATGATTCCCAGATTGACGAAGCACGAATCACGCGCGGCCCGGTCATCAAAGGCGGCGCAGCATTTATCCGTCTCGCCGAGCAAGACACACCCGACGTCCAATCCTGGGCACAACAACTGATGGAATCCGAGCATGTTTGACAACCGTATCACCCGCCACACCACCGAGAATCCGCAGGATCTGCTTGCCAACCCGTACAACTTCCGCGTGCACTCCCAATATCAGCAGAAAGCATTGGCCGGCGCACTTGAGGAAATCGGCTGGATCCAATCCGTGATCGTCAACGAGACCACGCAGCACATCATTGACGGTCATGCCAGAATCATGATCGCTATGCGCGAAGGCGAGGAAGCCGTACCAGTTGCTTGGGTGAAACTTTCCGAGGACGAAGAAAAGAAGGCGCTTGCCATATTCGACAAGATTTCCAGCCTGGCCGGCACGGATGACAGCACTCTTGGGACGCTGCTTGCCGAGATAGACGAAATCGGGATCGACAACCAAGATCTTGATGAACTGATCAAAGACATGGAAGCCGCGCTTGAGCGCGAGACAGAAGACGATGATGGCGAAGGCGAACCGGAGCCGGATCCGCCAGCCGCGACGGACGAGCCCGTGCCGTGCTTGGGTGATGTCTGGCAGATAGGGCCGCATAAGCTGATCGTTGCCGATTCGACGTCAGACGATGCGCCAGGACAAGCGATTGAGGAAAACAACGGCAAGCCATTCGATATGATTTTCACGGATCCACCGTATGCAATCTATGGATCGAGTACCGGGATCGCTGCTGACATCACAGATGACAAGATGGTCAGGCCATTCTTTCTGTCAACACTGCGTGCCATCGAAAAGACCATCAAGACTTTTGGGCACATCTATGTGTGCTGTGACTGGCGATCCTGGGCATCATGGTGGGAGGTTTGCAAAAAGACATGCCTGGCGCCGAAGAACATGATCGTCTGGAACAAGCAAGGCGGTCTCGGCGCGATGTATGCCAATGCGCATGAACTGATCCTGTTCGCCTCTGCGCAGCCAATGCAGGACAGAATGACAAAGAAGACAACCGGCGAGCGAACTGTTCAGGGCGCGAACGTCTGGACGCTCAATCGTGCCGGAAATTCCGAGACGGGTGGCGAGACGCGAGAACACAACGCGCAAAAACCCGTAGCGCTAATGGAGAAGGCGATAGAGCAGAGTGCAGATAAAGGGCAAACCGTCCTGGATCTGTTTGGCGGATCGGGATCGACGCTGATTGCAGCAGATAGGCTTGGAAGAAAATGCGTGCTGTTCGAGATTGACGAGAAATTCGCCGACGTTATTCTTCGACGCGCCATCCGCGACACTGAGCACACGCCAAAGCTGGCGTATTGCGATGACGGCGCAACCATAGGCGCAACTTACGAAGAAGTGAAGGCCGAACGACATGGATAACCAAAAGCGCAAGCCAATCCGGTCAAAAGCCATCCGCCAGGCAGCACGCGGCGAGAATTGTACCGTGCGTTTCCCTGGTTGCGAGAATCGCCGCGATACCGTCGTTTTCTGCCATTCAAACTACAACGAAGACGGCAAGGGCATGGGGCGAAAGGCTGACGACATTTACGGCGTCTTTGCCTGCCATCATTGCCATGATGTTCTGGACAAGCGCAAAACCATCCAGCTCGTCACCAACGAAGTAATCCGCGATTTTTTCCATGCCGGGCTAAAGCGCACATGGCGCCGGCTCATCGAGCGCGGGATCATCACCATCAACGAAGGAGAGACCCATGACCGAGACGACAGCCCAATCTGAGCAAAATCACGATAGCGGCATTTTGGAAGCGGCCGACGCCATGCTGGTGTCCTGGGCAAACGATACTTGGGCAGACGAGGCTGGCGAATATCTGCCCGAGCCGGATCGGCGTTCCCTGGCAAAAATCATCGCGCGATTCATGTACGCCGCAGGCAACGACGCGCTGACCGAGGTCGGTATCTGCCCGGAATGCCGCGCCGGCGGCTGCCAGCACGAGGCCCTGATCGGGATGAATGGCGATCTCGAGCTGAAGATCGAATCCATGCAGGAATCCGCACAGGAAGCCAACCGGGCCATCGAAAAATGTAATGAGGAAGCCAAGGCGCTGCATGAGCAGATCGCTATCCTGCGCAAGCAGAACGAGCGCGCCGAGAAGAAGATCGCCGGCCTCACACGGGAGCGCAGCGAACGCGACGCCATCATCCTGCAGCTCGAAACCCGCCTAGCGGACGCCATGGAGGCCAAGAAGTGATCGTCCAGCGCAAGAAAAACGGCAAGACCGTGTATTGCGTGATCACCCATGAAGCCGGGCGCAACATGGGCTGCTACCCAACTCGCGCCAAGGCGCAGCAGCGCCTGAACACCATCAAGAGGTTCCGCAAGAAATGACCACCGGACGTCATGGCGTCGATCTGACGACCACAAAACACTCGAACCGCAAACGCGCCAACCGGGTGTGTGCTGTGCGCGGCTGTAAGAATCCCAGCACCTGGATCCCGGAGCTGATCTGCCGCCCGAGTTTCTACACGGATCTGATCACGATGAACCGGCACCCGTATCGGGTCTGGCTGCCATCCGCCTGCGTCTGCGATCATCACCGCGCCCGCATCGAGCGCGACTATGGGCCGGAGTTCTTCGTCAATGATATATCCTGGGCCAAGATCCAGCGCAACGCCGAAGCCGGCGGATATCATCCGCCAGACAAAGAACGGCTGGAGGTGCAATTCCGGCCAATCAAACAAGCAGTTGAATCATGAGAACGGATCGCATTGTTCTGGGAACCGGGATCGCTGTTGTCGGCCTGCTGTATGTCGTCATTGGCCCAGGCGTAGATCCTGATTTTGCCGGCGGATATTACGTCTTCGGTGGATTCTCGATTATCGCAGGAATTGGTTTCCTGCTCTCAAAACCATAATCCACCACAAAACACCCACAAAAATAGGTATCAATCGCGCTTGACTTTTTGTGATCTATTGTGTACGCTTTAAGTACACAAACAAAAGCAAAGACATGCAGACGGAGAAGAGTCATGAAAACCATCAACCTCGGCAACAATGAACAGATCGCCAGTGGAATCACGAAACTGAGCGACGGCACTTTCCTGGCTGTAACCTTTTCAAAAAGCCGCCATTTCAAGACCATGAAAAGCGCCGAAAAATGGCTTGAGAAAAACAACAAGAGGACGCAGGCATGACCATGATTTTGATCATAATTTCAATTCTTGCCGCCCTTGGCCTGCTCGCCGTCATTGCTGTCATGTCAGGCATCAACCGCCTGGAGGAGGACGACCAATGACCAACGAAGAACGCCTCTGCCAGCGCTGGCGCAGCTTTGCACACCTGCATGACGAGTATCGCCGCACCGACCAGCACACACGCGCCAGGGGCTGCGTCGATTCGGCTGTCGATTGGTTCGAAGGCTATGCCATGGCCATGCGCGATGCCGGTTATTTCGATGCCGCCAGCGATGCCCTGTTTCTGTCCTCGCTGGCCATCAACCGCGACGCTATTGTTTTGGACGAGATTTTCAACAATATCAGGACCGCCAATGAGTAACGAGACGATTCATTTCCGTATCCCGGCAAAGCTCAAGCGCCAGATCGAGAAGGCTGCAAGAGCAGAAGGCCAAACCGTCAGCGCCTGGATCCGAGCATTGTTGGCGAAGGCGGTGAAAAGAAAATGACAGAGTTCCAAGACCCGCCGCCAGGGTGGCTCCTGGCGGGATAGTGAACAAGTCCCACGCAGCCGTGCCGGATCGGGTCTTTCCGGCTGGGATGGAGAAGGCGGTTAGGGTGTCGCGGTTAGCCACCGGACGCATGTGTGAGTCAGCCATGCACGGGTGCCCGCCCACGATTTCAATGGCGTGAAGCTGGCTGCGGCGTGGAAAATCGCAGACACGCAGTGGACACAACTCTACCGCCCGGCTGCGGGGATGTGTGACGGCGACGCAGCTTGACCTGCCAAGCAGGTGACTAAAGCCGAACCGAGTGGGTGCCGGAATTGAACGACCGGCCAGCCAGTGGATCGCCACCCTATTCTGGAGAGCAGATATGATGCACAAGCTATGTCCATTTTGCGGCGAATGCGATAATTTCGCTTTTGTGATTGATATTGGGCAAGGTCACAAATACGGCGCTGTTGAATGCCGGTGTTGTGGAGCAAAAGGACCGGAAGTGCGCACGAACTGCCGTAACGGAGCCAAGGAAGAATGGCACAAAGACGCGCTCGATGCGTGGAATGACAGAGCAGGATAGCAGACATGAAACCAGAAGAAGCAAAACAGAAATGGTGCCCGTTCGTGCTGTTTGAAGATGGTGAAGGCAAAGCGCACAACAGAAGTTGGTTTCATCCGATTGAAGCAGAGCAATTCTGTTGTATCGCCGAGCGGTGCATGATGTGGCGCACACGATACGAGGATGGCGAGGAACACGGATATTGCGGGCTGGCAAGATAAACAAGAGGACAGAAAAATGAATCCAAAACAGGTCATGCAATTCTGCGCGCCAGAAGATGACCCGCGCGATTATCTGCATCATCCGTTTAAGCAAAACGGCATGGTTTATGCGACTAATGGGGCGATGCTGATTGAGCTGTTTCCGAAGCACTATAACGATATTGTGTGCGAGCAAGAAAAACCGGATTGCTCTTTTGTCGATGGCGTATTCGATGAAATCCGTGATGGAGATTATTTGCCAATACCGGAAATTGCCAAACCGGCAACAAGGGAGTGCACGTTTTGCGGAGGAACAGGAAAAAGCGGGGTTTGCTCGGAATGTGGCGGACTTGGTTATATCGTCTGCGATCTCGGGCACGAGCATGATTGCGAGAAATGCGGCGGCACCGGGTCAATAAAAGGAGAGGATCAAGATTGCATTGAATGCAGCGGTAGCGGCGAGGTTTTCGATAATCCGGCGGTTCTTTTAACCGCGCATGATGGCAGCCTGATTCATGTCGACTGGCGGCTTCTGCAGAAATTCAAAGCATTGCCTGGCGTGAAGTATGCAATCGGTCGATTTGCGAGATCGGAATTGCAAGAATCCAATGTCGCCGCCTTCGTTTTTGACAAAGGGCGCGGCCTATTGATGCCGATGTATCCATGAGGCGCGGATATCCATACCGATTCATGATGATGTGGCCGCGCCTTTCTGTCAGGCGGCAGCGTCGGCGAATGCGGCGCTTCAGAACGATGCGATATCCGATTTGCAGGAAAACGAAGATGCCGGCATGTGGCGAACGATTCGCGCTCAAGCTGGCATACCTTTCTCAACGTGGAAGGTGGAAATGATGCGCAAATGGACGAAAATTCTGCCATTTTTCTTCATCGAATGGTATGCCAGGCGCAACTGCCAGACCATGAGAACGCCGGTAAACAACGACATGGTAAATCCATATCCTGGCGTGTTTATCTGTTTTCCGGTCACAAAAAAAGGAAAGCCGCGAGAGAGGTGATGATATGGGGTTCATGCTTGGAAAGATCGGCGGACGGTATATAAAAATCGACCGCCTCCTGAGAAAAGCAAGGCTTCGGAAATGCTTAAATCTGCGCCGCTGGAGATTGATGCCGCGTGAGTTTCGCAATGCCGATTGATGCTGTAGGCGAGCAACCAACCGCGCCGGGCGGAACCCGGTAAACCAACGGAGAGAGACCATGAAAAAACTACTGTTGATGCTGTGTCTATTCGCCCCGGTCGGGGTGGTTTCTGCAAACCCGGTGATTGGCGAGGTGTTCATGCACGCCGTCGCAATTTTCGCGCCGGCCTTCATGGGCGCAAACAGCGAGCCGTCGAAATGCTGGTCTGAGCCGGTGCGCAAGGTCGAATGGAAGGCCAATCCAGGCTATACATTCGATGTTGCCGGCTGTGACTACGAGGCCAACAAGAGCAAATACAACCTGATCAAGTAAAACGGGTGACGAGCGCTGGCGTCTTCTGGTGGGCTGGCCCGGCCTTCCAGCGCAGGGCACCAACCAACAACGGAGCATGTAATCATGAGCGATGACGAAATCAAGATGACCGGCGGGGTCCAGCCTGGCCGAATCACACTATACGAGCCGAGCGACAAAGAAATCGTCGCCGAGGCGGCCGGTAGGCTGGTCGAAATCTGCCACGGCAACGCTGTTGCAGCCGGGTGGTGGAACGACACATCCGCGCGAGATATTCCGCGCCTGCTCATGCTCTGCGTTTCCGAACTGGCAGAGGCGATGGAGGGCGACCGCAAGGGGCTGATGGACGATCATCTGCCGCACAGGTCCATGCTCGAAGTAGAGCTGGCGGACGCCGTGATTCGGATCATGGATATGGCAGGCGGCCTCGGCCTGGATCTGCCTGGCGCCATCGCCGAAAAGCTGGAATACAACAAGGCGCGCCAGGATCACAAGCTGGAGAACCGCGCAAAGGATGGAGGGAAGAAATACTGAGGAAACAGAATAATGATCAATTTCGATACCAACCGCTGGAAGACGCCGGCGCAATTCATCCTGAACGTGCTCGGCATGATCGATCCGCTGCAGTCCATGACGTGGATTGACTGTGCAGCCGATCACGAGAATTTCGATGCCGAGCTGTTCGAGGACTATTACGGCCCGCGCGAGGCGGATGGACCGCCGCTTGTAGAACGGCGCCTGGATTCCGAGACCCTGGGCTGGCTGAACCCGCCATACGGCGGCAATCCGCCCATTATCGAATGGGTACGATGGGCAGCTCGAGAGGCATTCGAGAGCCGCGCCACAGTCGCCTGCCTGCTGCCTAATTCGACGGACACATTATGGTGGGAACTGACCGTCCGCCGCGCGACCGCGGTCTATTTCATCCAAGGCAGGATAGCCTTCGAGCGCCCGGACGATGACGGCGTGTGGCGTCCTGCCGGCAATTCACGCCAGCCCAACATTCTCGCAATCTTTGCGCCGTCGAGACCGGCATTCCCCGGCGAAATGCCGTTTTTTGGGCTGATGGACACCAGCGGCAGGCCGCTGAAAGCCGCAGACGAATGAGTGCCTACCATGACAGCCGGTTCGTGCCGGCAGAGCCTAACGCTAACTGTGACCGATGCGGCCGAAGGATTACGCCTTCGTTTCCGGTGCTGGACTGGCGCGCCGGCAAAGGCCGACCGATGACCATCTGCCTGATCTGCGCCAAGGCCATGACCCAATTCGGCCCGAAATACGACTGCCCAGACGTGCGCGACATGCTGGAGATACCGAGGAGAGGATGATGACAGGCGTGGAGACAGACGTTCCACGGGGAACAAAAGTTAAAGCGGTTCCGCGTGATTCTGTCGTAACCTCATGAATATCTACGTCGATATCGACGAGTTTGTCGTAGATTGGCTGGACAACCTGCAGCGCAACGACCTCCTACAAGCAGGCCATGCCGTCGTCATGGACATCACGAAGGCGCGGCCGTGGATGTTTCACAGCTACACGCAGGTCCACCTGTTCGCCGGCATCGGCGGCTGGCCGCTGGCGCTTCGCATGGCCGGCTGGCCGGATGATGAGCCTGTCTGGACCGGATCACCGCCATGCCAGCCATTTAGCAACGCCGAAAAACGCAAGGGGATGGATGATGAAAGACACCTGTGGCCCGCATTCTTCGATCTCGTACGCGAGTGCCGCCCTCCAGTCATCTTTGGAGAGCAGGTTGAAAGCGCGGCTCGGCACGGATGGCTCGATGCTCTACAAGCTGACCTGGAAGGAATTGGTTACGCATTCGGGGCGGCGGTATTGCCTGCTGCTAGCGTCGGCGCGCCGCACATCCGGCACCGGATCTTCTTCGTCGCGGAAATGGTGGCAGACGCCGGCGGCGAGGGACTACAGGAGCGAATCTGCAACAGACAGATTCAACAGGAAACGATGGTCACATTCAAGAGGAAAACCACTAAGCGCAGTGGTGACATTAGTTACAGAATCGCAGCAGATTGGGATGATCTCGAATGGATCGAATGCTCTGACGGAAAAGCGAGGCCAACTCAACCCGGCCTTTTCCCGCTGGTTGATTGGGCTCCCGCCCGCGTGGGACGACTGCGCGCCTACGGAAACGCCATCGTCCCGCAAGTCGCAGCGGAATTTGTGAGAGCCTACATGGAGACAAGGCCGCAGATGTTTGAATCAAGCCGCTGATCCAAGTACAAAAAGCCGATCCGGCCATCGGCTATAATGGTTGCATGCGATGCGATAGAATTGTCGCGTTGTTTGGTATAGAGGTTTGGTCTATGGGGCAATCGCGCGGGCACAAGCGGACGAAGACTGAGGCCGACAGGGACCGCATGGTCATCGCGCAGATGTATCTGCAGGGAAAGACCCAGCGCCAGATCGGGCAGGAGCTCGGGATCAGTCAGCAGCAGGTCAGCTACGATCTCAAGAAGGTGCGCAAGGAATGGATGGAGCGCGCTTCCATCGACTTTGACCGAGCCAAGGCCCAGGAGCTGGCGAAACTTGACGCTATCGAGGCAGAGGCCTGGGAGCGGCATATGGCCTCAATTGGCGAGACGGAGACCAAGGAAGCCGAGCATGGCGAGACCGACCGCAACGGCAAACACAAGAAAAGCAGAGTGGTGCGCAAGCAGATCAATGGCAACCCGAAATGGATGGATATTATCCTGAAGTGCATCGACAAGCGGTGCCAGATCCTCGGGATCGCCGACTCCAGCAACATCGCCGTGGCGAAGATCCTGGTCTACAAGCCGGCCGACGTCTCGCCGACCGAATGGATCCAGACCTTCGGCGGTGGTCAGGTCATTGATGTGGAGCCGGACACCTGATGGCGGCCACGGCGCCGCGCGTCATATCCGCCCAGCCAGGCCCACAGACGGCGCTCGTCTCGTCAGGGCGGATCATCAACGAGGTGCTGTACGGCGGGGCCCGCGGCGGCGGGAAGACCTATGGTCTGCTGCTGGATTTCTATTTCCACAACGTCGAATGGGGCCGGGCCGCGGCCGGGATCCTGTTCCGCGAGGACTACCCGGAAATGGAAGATCTGATGCGCAAGGCCTCGAAAATCTACCCGCTGATGGGTGGGAAGTGGCACGCGACCAAGCGCATGTGGACGTTCCCCGAGGGCGGATTTCTGGTCTTCCGCTATCTGCGCACCGAGGCCGACGCTAATTCGTACCAGGGCCACGAATACACCTGGATCGGAGTGGACGAGGCAGGCAAATACCCGTCCCGAGCCATCCTTGACCCACTGCGGGCCATTCTGCGCGGTGTGGATGCCGTTTTCCCGCGCTTCGTCCTGACCGCCAATCCCGGCGGGGCCGGGCACAACCACCTGAAATCCCGATTCGTCGATCCGGCTCCACCCATGTCGATCATGCGTGAGCGGATGCCGGTCTCCGGCAAATACTGGACCCGCGCCTTTATCCCGGCGCTGGTGACCGATAACCTGATCCTGCTCGAGACCCAGCCGGAATACGTCGACCAGCTCATCCAGGCCACCCGCGGGAAACCGTGGCTGCGCAGGGCGTGGATCTACGGCGATTGGGACATCGTGGCCGGCGGCATGTTCGACGACACCTGGGGCCAGTGCCGGCGGCACGCCGTGCTGCGGCCATTCCATGTGCCTGAATCCTGGCGGATTTTCCGGGCGCTGGACTGGGGGTCATCAGCGCCGTTCTCGGTCGGCTGGTGGGCGGAATCCGACGGATCCGAGGTCAAGATCGGCGGCGAGCCGCGCCACCTGCCGCGCGGGTCGAAGATCCGCATCGCCGAGTGGTACGGCTGGAACGGCAAGCCGAACGAGGGAGTGCGGATGCTGGCATCGAACGTCGGGCGCGGGATCCTCGAGCGCGAGCAGGCCATGGGGATCGCCGGGCGGGTGCGGCCGGGACCTGCCGATACGTCTATTTTCTCGACCGAGGATGGACATAGCATCGCCGATCAGATGGCGCTGGCCGGCGTGGCCTGGGAGCGAGCCGACAAGCGTCCCGGATCGCGCAAGGCCGGGTGGGAACTGATGCGCGACATGCTGCTCAACACCATCGAGGGGGAAAGGCCTGGCCTCTATATTTTCGAGACCTGCCGGCACTGGATCCGCACCGTCCCTGTGCTGCCCAGGGACAAAAATGACCCGGACGACGTGGACACCAATGCCGAGGATCACATTGCAGACGAAACGCGGTATGCTATAACAGGACCGGATAAGACCGCGAAAAAGGTGCGCGTCCATGGCGTTTGACCGATTGCCGCTGCTGCTGGCGGCCATGCTGCTGCTATCCCACTCCACATTTGCCGCCCCGACTTTCGGCCCGTTCGCCGCATACCCAATCCGGGTAATTGATGGGGATACCTTCGTCGCCAACGTGCAAATCTGGCCAGGCCTTGCGGCCACGACATCAATCCGGCTATCAGGTATCAATGCCCCAGAAGTCCACACCCGAGACGCCTGCGAGAAGGCAGCAGGACAGAAAGCCCGTGACCGCCTGACCGCCATCCTCAATACCGGAGCCGTCACCCTGCGCGATGTGCGGCGCGGGAAATATGCCGGCCGCGTGCTGGCGCGTGTCATCGTCAACGGAGAAGACGTCGGGCAAGTTCTCGTTCGGGAAGGCCTGGCAAAGCCCTATCACGGCGGCAAGCGCCTGCCGTGGTGTCCGTAGCCAACAGGAGATCCCCATGCCAATCGACAGCCAGCACCCGGAATATGCCGCTATGATCGCCAACTGGCGCAAGGCCCGCGATGCCGCAGAAGGCGAGGACGCCGTCAAGGCTGCCGGCGCAACCTACCTGCCGAAACTTGCAGAGCAGAGCGTCGAGTCATACAACGCCTATCGGACCCGCGCCATGTTCTTCGGAGCCACAGGCCGGACCATCGAATCCTTCGTCGGCCTGATCATGCGCAAGAGCCCGAATGTCGAGGTGCCTGCCCAGATGGAGCGGATTCTCGACAGCGTCGATGGTGAGCAGACCGGGATCCATGAATTTATCCGCCAGGTGTTGGCCGAGGTTTTCACCACCGGGCGCCTCGGGCTGCTGGTGGACCGCCCGCCACTGGAAGCCGGCGGCGGCGACCCGTACCTAGCAAAATACCTGGCCGAGAACATCACCAACTGGATCCAGACAGACGGCCAGACTCGTGTGGTCCTGCGTGAGCAGTACATCGAGCCGGCCACAAATGATGACATATACGAGCAGGCCACCAAGACCCAGTTCCGAGAGCTGATCTTCGATGGCTCGCAGTATTGGCAGGTCGTCCACAGACCACAAGCAAAAACAAGGGTTTATACTGAAACAGAGGTGCACCCGACAGCCGGCGGAAAGCCGCTATCCTTC